ATGAGTAATGACCGCATGACCGTAGTGCCAGATTTTCTTGGCGAACTGGATGCCGGCGTGTTCATGAACAAAATCGCGGCAGCACTTAATACCACCGCGCTTGGGGTTCTGAACAACGGCAACAAAGGCAAAGTAGTCCTCACATTTGATTTTGAGCGTATGGGTAATTCCGTTGAAGAGAAGCGCGTGAAGATCAAGCACAAGCTGAACTACAGCACCCCAACACCGCGTGGTAAAGCCTCCGAAGAGGACACAACCGAAACACCGATGTGGGTCAACAAAGGCGGGAAGCTCACCATCCTGCAGGAAGATCAGGGTCAGCTGTTCGGGATCACTGGCGCGGTGGATGGAAAGCTTAAAGCGGCTCAGTGATCCGCAACAACAAACTCACTGATACCACTTTGATCATCAGTTAATAAGGAATTTTTATGTCTCAGTTAGACAGCGGTACCTTCAAGCAGGTCAAAGACCTGGTTCTTTCCGGTTATCACCTGAATGATATTCATGGCCTGGCTTGCCCGACCGCATTACTGCCAGAGGGTACTGGCGTTGAAAGCCTCGAGCGCTTTTCTCTGGAGCGTTTCCGCTTTCGTGGCACCATGGCCACAACCAGTATTGACGACTTCGCACGTTATTCTAAAGGTTACGCTAGCGACAGTGAGCCAGCTCGTTGCTTTATTGACGCTGACAACATGACCGCCCGTTCAGTGTTCAACATCGGCACCCTGGATAATCCCGGTCACGCCGATAACGTTGCTTCAATCACCCTGAAGAAAACCGCCCCGTTCCGCGCGCTACTGCAAATCGACGGTCAACGTCTGAAGCAAAAGCAAATCGCCGAATGGCTGGAAGACTGGAGCGATTACCTTCTGGCGTTTGATGCTGATGGCAATACGATGCAGATTTCCCAGGCAGCTCAGGCTGTGCGTCGTATCACTATTCAGCAAGCAACACAGCAGGACCATGAAACTGGTGATTTCGCTGGTAAAAAATCGCTGATGCAAAGCGTTGAAGCAAGCAGCAAAGACGTAATGCCTGTGGCGTTCGAGTTCAAATGTGTGCCGTATGAAGGTCTGGGCGAACGCCGCTTTAACTTGCGTAACAGCCTGCTGACCAGCGATGAACCCTGCTTTGTTCTGCGCATCGTCCAACTTGAAGCCCAGGAAGAAGAGATCGCCAACGAATTCCGCGATTTGCTGATCAGCAAGTTCGAAGGTGAATCAGTGGAAACTTTCATCGGTAACTTTAAAGCCTAATTGCTCTGCATTAAATCCCCGGCGCCGCGGGGATTTATTGAAGCGTAATTCCATTAATTATCGCCACCCGGCGAGGGATTCGTGCAACCAAAATCTGCGCGGTGCAGCGCGCCAATATGGAGAAAACCATGAGCTACATTCAGACATTATCCGGCAAACACTTTAATTACCTCGATATCCAACAGGACGATATCGTGATCGAAGATATCGCTACCGCGTTGTCTCATATCTGCCGCTTTGCAGGGCATCTTCCTGAGTTTTACAGCGTCGGCCAACATAGCGTTTTAACCAGCCACCTCGTTCCGCAGGAGTTTGCATTAGAAGCCCTGCTTCATGATGCCGCCGAAGCCTACCTGCAGGATATACCCTCACCGCTTAAGCGCCTGTTACCTGATTACCAGGTGATCGAAGCTCGCGTAGACGCAGCTATTCGCCAGAAATTTGGCCTACCGACGGGGCAACACCCAACCGTGAAATATGCCGATCTGGTGATGCTTGCCAGCGAACGCCGCGATTTTGAGATTGACGAAGGTTCCGTGTGGCCTTGCCTCGAGGGAGTTGTCCCAACGGATCTATTCATCATCAACCCAGTTCGTCCAGGCCAGTCATATGGCATGTTCATTAATCGCTTCAACGAATTGATGGAGCAGCGCCAATGCGCCGCATGAAGGTAAAAGAACTCGTAGCGGAGGCTTTTGCCTCCGTTGCTGAGTTGCCACCAAAGCATGCACTGCTTATGCGCGAAGTCGCCACCAGACTGGACGCTACGTTCGCAGCATTAAAAGAGTCTCTGGTGCAACTGGAACAGGAACGTAAAGGTAAAACGCCATGACCGTATTTGAATATCTCCAGGCTCATCCGAATACCACCAGCGGTGAAATCGCCAAAGGTATGAACAAAAAGACACCCGCGGTCGCTGGCGCATTATCGCAACTCTATGGCACCGGCCGGATCGTGAAGTCTGGTGTTCGCAAGGGAATTCCTACTTACCGTGTTAACGATATGCCGTTTGGGTGCAGTAACAGCTTAACCATGATGTTTAACCAGCTATTAAACACAGCCAGAAAGGGAGCTGCACAATGAGTAAATCTCTGAACGCACGTTGCATCCGTCGCTGGACCGTCGAATTTAAAGGCCGCTGCGACTCGAAACACAGTCCGTACTGGCGTAAGCACTACCTTCGCAGTTACATCCGGGAATGTGCCCTGACTACCGCTGATTGCATGGTAGAGCGTATGGCAGAGGATAATGCGATGGTAGATTTTCAGGAGACTAATCGAGGGTGGTCGCCGGAGTTCTCTGCCTGGTACCACGAACGCCGTGAACAGTATCTCAAAGAAGCTCGTGACTATCTGAACGAAGACGCCACCAATGACGAGATCGACGAGGAAATCCAGAACGAGCTGGAGGCCTGGAATGACTAACAGCCCAATGACAGCACTCAACAAACAGGCGCTGCGTGAGCGCTATTCAGAAAAACCAGCGCCGAAATGCCATATCTGCGGGTCTGTCATGACAATCCAGCGTGCCGGTGGTGGAAGTGTCGTATACGGATGCACTGGCCGAATCGATAAGGATGGCGAAGGATACAAATTTGCTGAGGGTCGAGACTTCGCAGACGACCATTATGCTCGTTCTCGCGTAACCGATTATGGCCCTGGCGGCGATCCTGAGGTTCTGGCGCTGCTGGATGAGCTGGAAGCCGCAGAGAAGCGCATAGCAGAACTGTTAAGCGAGAACGCTGGGCTAAATAACAGCGTTGAAAATGCGGCAGGATGCATCAATGCCGCGTATGCAGAGGGGCTTATTGATGTGCTCAGTGAAAGCAATGACGAGCGCTTGGTTTACCTGGTTAAGCGTCGTTTGCTGTTTGCCTACCTTCCGGTAGAAACCCCGGCAACAAATGAAGAGCTTATTGCTATGGGTGATTGGGTTCTGCGTGAGCAACTGGAGGATGGTACCCGTGCCATCAAAACCCTTAACCGGCGCATAGCAGAACTGGAGGCGCGGGATGAGACTAAATTTGTGAAGTGCTGTTCATGCAAACATGACATCGAGGTATTGGCGATAGTTGATTGTGATGGATATTGCCCTCGCTGCGCTTCTCCAATTGACCTCGATGACGAACCATACGCTGGCATTGGCGTGAAGGGGGAGTGAGCATGGCTGACAAATCACCTTTAGAGCGTTTGCAGTCTGCAAACAAAGAGAATCAGAGAATGGTCATGGTGAGCGTCGGAACGCTCAAAGCAGCGCGAAGTGAAATTATGGCCCACGTCTCCGTAAACGGGAAAGGAGTGATGACAGATATCGTTCTTAATCAAATTAACGCAGTTATCGGGAAGGACTAACCCATGACAACTAACCACCAGGCGCACGGTCCTGTATCACTCGATCGCCTGCACCAGATACGCGAAATACTCAGCAAAGCAGCAGCACAAAGCGACGGCGGTAATCTAGGCTACGCAATGGCTGATGCTGTGAAGGTGATTGATATTGATGGGGCTATTGCCCGCGAGCTGGTACGCCGTGAGCATGCAGCGTGGTCACAGGCTACTTTCGGCGATGTCGGTCCAGTTGGTCCGCTGAAGCACCTTTCCAAAGAAGCGCTCGAGGCTGCTGCTGAACCAGGCGACCTTAGCGAATGGGCTGACATGCAATTCCTGTTATGGGATGCGCAACGTCGTGCCGGTATCAGTGATGAGCAGATTACCCAGGCAATGATAAAAAAGCTGGCTATAAATAAGGTTCGCCAATGGCCTGAGCCGAAAGACGGGGAACCTCGATTGCATATCAAAGAACAGTCAGAGCAGGAGAAAAAATAAGAATGTTTAGCCTGATTCGGCGCGGTCAAATCTACACGGACAGTAGCAACTGGCCCGTAATTATCCATAGCTGTAGTGATCACTCGGTCCGAATTAAACGCAATGATGGCGGGCTGAGAACGATTAGCATCAAACGCTTTAACGAAGATTTTGAACGAGTGGAGCATGATGAGTATCGCAAAATATGTGCCGAAATAGAGCAGGAAACAAACCTGAAAAACCTACGTGCGATGCGTCGCGGCAAGATTACTGAATAGCCAAACAGGAGAATATTTAACGTGAACAACTTAATGATCGACCTTGAGTCCATGGGCAAAAAACCGAATGCCCCTATCGTCTCCATTGGTGCCGTATTCTTCGATCCGCAAAGCGGTGAATTGGGTCAGGAGTTTTACACCGCCGTTAACCTTGAAAGCGCTATGGAGCAGGGAGCGGTGCCGGATGGTGACACTATTCTATGGTGGTTAAGACAAAGCTCAGAAGCGCGATCAGCAATCTGTGTTGATGATGCGATGCCGATATCGTCTGCCCTATCTGAACTGAGCCATTTCATTAATCGGCATTCTGATAACCCAAAATATTTAAAAGTTTGGGGCAATGGAGCTACTTTCGACAACGTTATATTGCGCGGCGCATATGAGCGCGCCGGCCAGGTTTGTCCGTGGCAATTTTGGAACGATCACGACGTCAGAACCATCGTCACATTAGGCAGAGTTGTGGGTTTCGATCCAAAGCGAGATATGCCATTCGATGGGGTTGCACATAACGCACTGGCCGATGCGCGACATCAGGCAAAATACGTGTCCGCGATCTGGAATAAGTTGATTCCGGCCACCAGCAGCGATCTGTAATTCCCCTGGGTGCAGCCAGGGTAATGGATAAATAACCATGAGCAATATTCTCCAGTTAGCCCCCAACGAGTGGGTCTGTGAAAGCGTTCTTATCGCGGTTACCGGGCTCAAACCCGGTACCATCCTCCGAGCCAGAAAAGAATGCTGGATGGTTGGGAGGGAGTATATCCACGTATCGCCTGACGGGAATCCTAAACCTTCCAGTGAGTGCATGTATAACAGAAAGGCTGTAGATGCCTGGGTCGCTTCAATGAAAAGCAAGCAGCCAGGGTGATTTGATGCCATGAAAAAGGTAAGCTCGTATCGCTCTTGGGCGTCTGGAGGTAACACCAATGGATAAAGTCACATATCCAACAGGCGTCGAAAACCACGGTGGCACTTTACGCATCTGGTTTAATTTTAAAGGTAAGCGTGTCAGGGAAAGTCTCGGTGTCCCTGACACCGCTAAGAACAGGAAGATAGCCGGGGAACTGCGGACATCAGTATGTTTTGCCATCCGCACAGGAACATTTGATTATGCAACCCAGTTTCCTGACTCCCCTAACCTCAAGGCTTTTGGTGTAAGTAAAAAAGACATTACAGTGAAAGAACTTGAAGAAAAATGGCTGGATCTGAAACGGATGGAAATCTGCGCGAACGCATTCAATCGCTATGAGTCTGTCGCAAGGAATATGGTGCCGAGGATCGGAGGTAATCGCCTGGCGTCAGCAGTAACCAAAGAGGAATTGCTGTATCTCAGGAAAGATTTGCTAACTGGTTACCAGAATCCGACGAAGAACAAATCCCCGGCAAAAGGGCGAAGCGTTGTTACTGTGAACTATTACATGACGACAATGGCCGGAATGTTTCAGTTTGCTGCGGATCACGGTTACTTAGAGGTGAACCCATTCGAGGGAATTAAGCCTCTGAAAAAAGCCAGGGCAGAACCAGATCCTCTTTCTCGTGATGAATTTATTCGCCTGATAGATGCATGCCGGCATCAGCAGACGAAAAACCTGTGGTCATTAGCAGTGTACACAGGAATGCGTCACGGGGAACTGGTCTCCCTGGCCTGGGAAGATATCGACCTGAAGGCGGGAACAATTACCGTCAGGCGTAATTATACGAAACTTGGTGAGTTCACTCTACCGAAAACCGAGGCAAGCACAGATCGAGTGGTGCATCTTATCCAGCCCGCAATCAGTATCCTGAAAAATCAGGCTGAAATGACAAGGCTGGGCAGGCAACATCACATTGAAGTTCAGTTACGTGAGTATGGCCGTGTGGTGAACCATGAGTGTACATTCGTCTTTAACCCGCATGTGGTAAGACGCAGTAAGCAGGTCGGATTTATCTACCGGGTCGATTCTGTAGGCGACTCATGGGAAGCGGCACTAAAGCGCGCAGGAATCAGACACAGAAAGGCGTACCAGTCACGACATACCTATGCGTGCTGGTCATTATCTGCTGGTGCAAACCCGAGTTTTATTGCCAGTCAGATGGGGCATGCGAGCGCCCAGATGGTGTTCAATGTGTATGGTGCATGGATGGCTGACAGCAGCGCAGAGCAGATCGCAATGCTGAATCAGAAGCTGGCAGATTTTGCCCCATTGATGCCCCATAGCCACGAGAACAGTGCGGGAGGATTATTAAAATCAGTAAGTTAA